TTTGATAAGCGCCAGGTCGCCAAGGATAAATTCGTAGAGTCCGAGGAGCTTTGTCGTCGTACAAACATCACTTGGGCCTCTTACCGTCGGTCGGAGTTAAAACTCCAACCCGACTTCGAGCAGGTATTTCATTCTGCTCGAAGAAAAATCGGTAAGGTGCTCGGGGATGCTTTGTACGCGTGGACTGAGCTCTGTGATTTCGGACCTGGAGCAGACGGTTCTACGCAGCGCGGAATGACTTCCGCCTACAATAAATTGTCAACCCCAGGATGCATTACCCTCGGTGCTTACCCCTACTTGAACGTCTTCTGCGAGCTTACTGCTCTTGGAAGGCTTTTCGTAGGGAACATCGAAACTGGTTTGCTCGATTTAGAGCTCTCCAGGGGTAACGCGGTCACATTTGTTCCTAAGAGTGCAAAGACCGATAGGCCTATTGCCGTCGAGCCTAGATGGAACATCTTCTTCCAGAAGGGGATGGGTCGTTACATTCGTAATCGACTCAAACACTTCGGGGTGAATTTGGACTATCAAGGCTTGAATCAAGCTTTAGCAACCTATTCGTCGTATACTGGTAAGTATGCGACTATTGATCTTGCATCCGCTTCCGACACAGTCTCAAAGGAGGTAGTTCTGGCATTGTTGCCGGAACCGTGGCTCACCATATTAGCTGCTATGAGAAGCTCTTCGTATCGCCTTGATGGCGAATGGAAGAGCTATCATAAGTGGTCTAGTATGGGAAATGGCTATACTTTCGAATTAGAAAGTTTGCTATTCTGGGCCCTCTGTAGTTCGGTGAATGAAGACGTTGCTGTTTACGGCGACGACCTCATTGTACCAACAGAGTCTTATGAGACGATCGTTAGGGTCCTTGAGTTTTGTGGCTTCAAGGTTAACACCGAGAAGTCATTCTCTACCGGTTACTTCCGTGAGTCGTGTGGCCAGGATGCCTTCAATGGCGTCACAGTCACTCCGATTTACTGGAAGGAGCCTCTAGATGATCAAGGTACTCTTACTCTGGTTAACCAGATTACCGTTCTTGCTACTCGCTTGGGTTCCACGGAGTTTCGTGCTCCGTGTCTCAAGAAAGTTTGGAAGGACCTGGTCTATCAGTTACCGAAGCGATTCCAACAACGAGGACCCACCATGATTTCGACTGTGGTACATGACGTTGAATCGTCATGGGCCGCTGTTCGAAAATCTGGATGGGATGGCGTTCACATCAATATTCAAGTGCCTGAGCCTCGAAGGTTCAGGTTCAAGAATTATGATGCCGCCATCGCGTCACATCTGTTACGCCGTGATTGGTCAAGTTTGGGTGTTCAATTACCTCGGAACGATCTCGAAGAGTTCGCTCTTGGGTTTTCTGAGCTTCCCAGCCTTGGCTCCCACGGTTTCACAGTCCGTGACCGCGTTGTTTGGAAGAAGAGAACAGTTTTTATACCCCGCGGGTATAGAGATGTAGGACCTTGGGGGTCGTAACCTCCAAACCTTTCCGTTACGTATAAACTCGTAGCTGGAGTGTGGGGTAGTAATACTTCACTTCTAAG